CCTACCCCTAAAACTGAGAAGGCAATGATAATCTATAAATGCAATAAAGATACAGAAATAAATTTCAGAGGTAACAAATGATTTTCAAGTGGTTCGGAACGATATGCTTTTTATCTGCAGCGACTCTTCTCTCTCTTAACATAGAGGAGTCTCGTTATGGGTTCTTTATCTTCCTACTTGGACACATCGTTCTCTCTTACTATTTCATATATAAAAACAAAGACTTACCAATGGCGATACAGAATGGTTTCTTCATTGGGGTTGATGGATTAGGTATCTACAGATGGTTTTAGATTTTTTACTTTACTCTATAGACAGAGAAGTTCTCATTATCATTCTTGCTGGTTTGATTATGGGACTCTGGTTATGGGTTAAAGAGAATGATTAGACTTCCCCTAGCTCAACTGGATAGAGCATCTGTCTACGAAACAGAAGGTTAAAGGTTCGACTCCTTTGGGGAAGGCCAAAATACCCCCCCCTAAAACTGAGAGACTTTTGAATTACCTTCCCTAAGTTACTGTTAAACTTACATTTTTTTATTTGAAAATAGTTGTTGACTTTTGTTGTCATTACATCGTATACTATATGTGTTGATTGAGGAGATTGTTATGAATGAAGTGATTGAAAAGATTAGTGAGATTCAGAGTATTCTTGAACGAGAAGTTGAATGGCCCTTAACTGATTACATTGACAAGAAGGAGATTAATCCTATCCTCTGTCAGATTAATGCTGGGTTGTTGAACTTGCAAATCGTTGCAGATAATGTGAAACAATTAGAAGAAAATTGAAATGATTTGAAAAAAGCTGTTGACACGAATGATTTGTTTTGATAGCATATATGTAGAGTTAATGAGAGAGGTATCACTATGAATTTTGTCGGAACACAAACTGGTTTGGATGCGTATCAATCTGCATTGTCTGTAGGTATGAATAATGAACTCGCAAACAAATATGCGAATTACTTTGAGAAGAAGACTCGCCAAATCAAACGCAATCGTCTACAGAACTCTCATGTCGATAGTGGACGGAACAAAGTATATCAATCAGAGTTTGCAACGGAACGGAAGTTTCCTGAGTGTCGCAAGTCGATGACTGAGAAAGAAATCACTAAGTATTTCAATCGGGTAGTCAAGTCCAAGACATATCAACAACTTGCAGTGAATGGACATTCTAATCCTACACTGGAGTTTATGAAAGAAGTGAAGTATAACGCTCGTATTGCTGGACAAGCGACAAGTTACGGACGGATTCGACTGCAACCTTCTTGCGGTATGAACAAGTGGGTGGTTCTCCATGAACTCGCTCATACTGCTGGACATATGAACCATGATGTGGGATTTCGTCAGACTCTTGTGAAACTTATCTCACGGTTTCTTGGAACGGAAGTTGCGAAAGAGTTGAAGGCTCAGTTTCGCTCTCGTAAGGTAAAGATGTCTGTGAGTCAAACAATCAAGTCTCCTCTAAAGTGGTTGGAAGACTATCGGAAAATGGAAACGCTGCGGTCAAAACGGTCAAAGGTCTAAGTCTATGGAAGAGTATCGGAATTATTATTTGAAGTTAGCATATGCGGATTGGTTCTATGAGTATTCAGATGACCATCGTGTGTATTGTAAGGGAAGAGATGAAGTCTATGCGTTGATGCGTGAGGCGAATAAGGATGATGTAAAGAAAAGAATGTATGATGAGTTCTCTAAGTGGAAGAATCTACGGAGAGAGGACAAACCTACATTGAAGGAGTTTGGTTATGAAGATGAGTGATATAAAATTTACTGAACTATATGATGGTAAACAAGCGCTTGTGGATTTCGGTAAGTATGAAATGAGTATCGTGTCCCATAAGTATTCCTACGGTGGAGCACATGGGTTGTATGAGATTGCAATCTTTGAAGGGAATGAACAAGTCGAGTTGCCTGGCGTGACTCGTGAAGGTGATACCATAAAAGGTTTCCTTACACCAGAAGATGTAGATATCCTCTTGAAGAAGATGTTCTCTATCACTGGTAAGGAAGGATTTCAAATCGGAGTTTAGCACAGCCTGGTAGTGCGCTGCGTTTGGGACGCAGAGGTCGTAGGTTCAAATCCTACAACTCCGACCAATAATTATCACATATACATGATAAAATGGTCATTTATTATCATATATTAGTGGTAAAATAGATTCCCCTTTGCGTCATAAATAGATGCAAAGGGGTTTTCTTTACATGCAACAACAAAGTTTCTTTGCAGGCCGTGATGGTTTTATTTGGTGGTTCGGTGTCGTGGAAGACAGGAACGACCCTCTCGCACTTGGGAGAGTTCGTGTTCGTGTCTACGGATACCATACCTCTGACAAAACCAAACTTCCTACTCTTGATTTGCCATGGGCATATTGTATTCAACCTGTAACATCAGCGTCCGCTGGTGGTATTGGCGCTTCTCCCACTGGGCCGATTGAAGGTTCATGGGTGATTGGGTTCTGGAGAGACCCTGACTTTATGCAAGAGCCAATGGTATGGGGAACACTGCCTGGCATCTCTTCATCTGCTGATGTCCCTACTGGACAATCCCCACATGACTTTTCTTTGGAACAACAACTGGACGCACCAGAGGTTGTTTCTAATACAGCAATCGCAAACGGAACACAGACTGCATTCTCTACACCATCTGATACAACTGATACTGTTGTGATGGTAAAGATTGATGGTGTTGTTCAGTCCCCCAACAATACTGTTCCTGAATCACCTAACAATGTTGAACAACCTGAAGATGGTTTCTATGGTGGTGGAACGACTTATACAGAAAGAGACTTTGCTCCTTCTCGTTATGCGTCAAGACTTGCAACACAGATTAATACTCTTGCACCAGAAGTTCGTGACAAGTTCGCAAATGGTGTGAAGAAGTTTCTTGCAGACAACTATCCTACCTACGATTGCACAATCTCTTTTGCATATAGAACAATGTCACAACAGAGAGAACTGTATCGTGCGTATAAATCTGGTGGGCCGAAAGCAGCATCGCCAGGTTCGTCTTGGCACAACTACGCAGCTGCAATTGATTTAGTAATCATTGAAGACAATCGTGCAAACTGGAGTAACAACCTTTACACTGGTATCGCTCGTTCTGCATTCTCTGGACAGGGACTTGTAAATGAAATCGCAAATGATGCTGGACATTTCTACTTGGGTGCATTTGGTAAATCCCCTGATAGAAGATTGCGTAATGGAACTATTACCCTAGCAGAGTTTGCAGCGGAGAAGGGTGTATCATGAGTTATACTATTGAGAAGAATCGTGTCGTATTTGATGAAGCGCCTAGAGAAGGTGCAGAGGTTGAGATTGTTGTTTCGACAACAAACAATCTTGTGGGGTTCAAAGACCCTCGTAACTTCTATCCTCGCAGAGTCAACGAAGCAGATACAAACAGACTTGCGGTAAATGACTTACGCAACCAACACCCTGTAAACAAATTTAAGAGAGATAGAGTAGATGACTTAACTGGTGAACCTACTCCTTCTTACAATGCTGAATATCCTTACAACCATGTGAGGGAAACTGAGTCTGGACACATCGTTGAGTTTGACGATACGCCAGGCCATGAAAGAATTCATGAGTATCATCGTTCTGGAACTTTCTATGAGATTCATCCAGACGGAACAAAGGTAACTAAGATTGTCGGTGACGGATACGAGATTGTTCATAAGAACAAGAAGGTTCGTGTTCGTGGTAATGTTGAAATCTATGTGGATGGTGATACCAATCTATACACTCGTGGTAATCTACTTGCACAGGTAGATGAGAACATGAAGTTCAATGTCGGAAAGAATATTGACTTCCATGCTGGACAGAACATTCGTATGTTCGCAAACAAGTCTATCGAACAGACAGCCCAGACAACCTTTACGCAAACCGCTGTAGGGAATATGCAATTCCAAACTGACGCTGATATGCGTGTGGGTGTGGGTGCAAATATGAACACATCTGTATTGGGTGACTATGACTTCATTACGGATGGGGACTATACGGTTTCTGTTGACGGAGACTTCGCAACTTCTATCACTGGTGATTTTGCACTTGACGCTACTGGAACTTACACCGCTGCGTCTTCTGGTAATATGCAGATTGACACAGACGGAACTCTGAAGATTGGTTCTGGTGGTGCAATGGATATTGACGGTTCGACTGTTGACTTGAATACCAATGGAAGAAGTGCGGTAACGATTACACCTATTGTTCCAAGAGCAGTCCCAGCGCCTGCGGTTGTTGGTATCGCACCAGCACTGACTTACGCTGATACTGGTGATGTCGCAAATGGTATTCAACCTTTCACGGAACAAGAAGCACTTCTAGACACAGATGGTTTCGCAACATCTATCACTGCACCAAAACAAGCAGAGGTTCTAGAACCGAAACCGTTTGTCGCATTGAAAGATGAGGATGACTTCTTTGCATCGGATGATGAAGAGAAGACTGAGGATGAACTAAGAGCTGCGGTGGAGAGTGGAGACATTCTTCCTACATCGTTCTCTGATTATTCCTACAATGCATTGACAGGAAAGATTAATACTTCTGGTGCATCACGCAGAGTGGTGTCGCAACCTCGTGTTCCAGATGACGGAGTGGAACATGGTGAAGAAGGAAGTTCGTATATCGCAGAACCAGAAGCCGCAGAGGATACTGCATCACTAGAGGAAACACCTATCGCAAACTATGATGCGGCTGGTGATTATATCGGTGGTGTAAACTATAACCTACCATTGTCTACGCATTTCAATCTTGGACAACTATCGAAATACTCTGTTGTCGCAAAGACTGCTATCCAAACTGGTGGTAACAAAGGATTGACGCAACAAGATATTATCAACAACTTGAAGACACTTGCGGTGCATGTTCTTGACCCTATCAAGACACAGTATCCGAATATGTTTGTGACGAATGCGTATAGAGGAAAGTCTACTGCATCACAACACAACATCGGACAGGCTGCTGACTTGCAGTTCTCTGGTGTCGCAAAATCAGAATACTACGCAATCGCTCAGTGGATTCGTGAGAATGTTCCACATGACCAATTACTACTTGAGTTCAAGAACACTGGTAGTGGATTGCCATGGATTCATATCTCGTTGAAGGACAGTGGAAACCGAGCGCAGATTATGACATTCTATAACCACAGACGATATGGAGAGGTAGGCAAGTTCTACCAGTTAGCATAATGCCTGCGGTAAGTAGAGTCGGAGATGCACTATCAACTGGACATGGATGCACAGGTTCAACAACTATTGCATCTTCAAACACAGATGGAACAGTAAAGGCAAACGGAATTAATATTATTGTGGTGGGTGCGTCTACGGTGTCTCATGCGTTTCCTCCTGACCCTCCTTGCGCTCCTCATGTTGCAAACTTGAACGCTGGTTCTGGAACAGTTTCTATCAATGGAATTGCAGTGGGAAGAGTTGGAGATAGTGCAGACGCTGGTGCAATGACTTCTGGTTCTGGTAATGTAAATGTAGGATAGACTGTATAAATAGATACAGGAGATTATAAATGGCCGTAAACCCAAATGCATTTTCAGATGCTTCTGCAACGAATGAGTCAGACAGAAGTTCTAGAATATACAAAGACATTAGTTTGTCGTTCTCAAAACATCCTGTAACTGGTGACATTGCAAAGTTGTCAGATGCAGATGCGGTCAAAAGAAGTGTAAGGAATCTCATTAATACTAATTTCTATGAGCGTCCCTTTCATCCAGAGATTGGTTCTGATGTTCGAGCAACTTTGTTTGAACCAGTATCGGCTCCAACTGCAAACCTCCTTGCAAGACACATTGAGGATTGTATCGTAAACTTTGAACCAAGAGCAGAACTGTCAAATGTAATTGTTCAGGGTGACATTGACTTGAATCGTTATGATGTAACTATTGAATTCTATATTGTGAACTCACCAACTGACTTACAATCAGTAGATTTATTTTTAGAGAGACTAAGATAAGATGGCAACAAAACTACAAGTCACTGAGTTGGACTTCGATGATATCAAGAACAACCTCAAGACATATATGAAAAATCAAACAGAGTTTTCAGACTATAACTTTGAAGGTTCTGGACTAACTCAAATCATCGACTTGCTTGCGTATAACACACACTACTTGGCTATGAATGCAAACATGGCACTCAACGAAGCATTCCTAGATACTGCAACTCTGCGTTCATCTGTTGTCTCTCACGCAAAGACTCTAGGTTATACTCCTCGTTCTGCAAGAGCTCCTATTGCATATATTGATGTTGCACTCAACTCATTCTCTGGAACATCTGCTACGATTGCAAAGGGAACTAAGTTCACCACATCTGTAAACGGAACATCTTATGGGTTTGTTGTAAACGAAGCACAAACAGTAACGCCTGCAAATGGTGTAACTCGTTTTGTAAACCTTCCAGTTTATGAAGGAACTCTAGTAACTGCAAAGTATACAGTGGACAATGCAAACCTTGAAAAGAGATATATGGTTGGAGACAATCGTGCAGACACAACAACTCTAAAGGTATCTGTTCAGAACTCTTCTTCAGATTCTACTACTACAGTTTATTCTCTTGCGACTGACATCTCACAGGTAACTGCTACATCAAATGTTTATTTTCTACAGGAAGTAGAAGACGGTAAGTTTGAAGTTTACTTCGGTGATGATGTTGTCGGTAAGAAACCAACAGACGGTAACATTATTATCCTTGAGTATATTGTGACAAACAAAGGTGCAGCCAACGGTGCATCTACATTCTCTGGAACTTCTGTTGCTGGAGAAACAGACATTACTGTTTCAACTCTGATTGCAGCGGCTGGTGGTGCAGAACCAGAAACGATTGAGTCTATTAAGTTCAACGCTCCTCTTGATTATTCTTCACAGGGTAGAGCGGTAACAACACAAGACTACAAAACAATTGTTCCTCAAGTTTATGCAGACAC